ATGTAAGTTCCTTAACTTTAGCTTCTAAATCAGGTTTATTTTTGAATGTATAAATACCGATTTGAGGACTTCCATCTTTATTTTTAGATTTACCGTCTGCCCAATCAATACTGTGTTTTGCTTTACCTATTGGACTTGGGTTAACTGCAAATACCTTTTTAGATTCGTAATTAGATTCATTTACTGGTGTATCACATTCTTGACAATCTTCACCAACTTCACGTTTTTCACCCTTACCGTTCCAAGCTGCATCTATTTTATCAAAAAACGATTTTTTTTCTTCATCACTCATTTCTGGAATTGATTTACCACTTTTTTCAAGAGCAGTTTGGAAAAATTGTTGGTATTCACTATTTTCTATAAGTGATTCTCTTACAATTTCTTTAAATTTATTTCGTGTGATTTTCATATTATTTTTCTATCTCTTTTAAAGTTTTTGCAATATTAACGATACGTTCCTTTATCTTATAAATATTACTGTTTGTACGTTTCCAATAATTATCTGAGTCTAATTCGTTGATATTTTTTAGTTTATTATACCAACCAAGAAACTGTTCAACTTCCTTTAATTGATTTCTCAATTCTTTTAATCCTACCGATAATTTTTTATGTGGGTGCATTGACTCATCATTCTTCAATTCCAACCAACGATTTTCGTTTATTGATTCATGTAGTCGTTTCCATTTTGATATGTTAGGAAGTAATTTAGAAAAAGGTTGTTCTTCTTTATAAGATTTTTTAGTTTTTGGATTAAATCCTGTATATTTAGCGAATTGACTTTCATCCTCACCACTATCAAATACTATTATATGACCGGCTGGTGTTTTATATACATCCCCTACTTTTATTTTTTGAGCTTCGTTCATTGATTCAACTACAATAGTTTTATCCTTTACCCATTCTTTAAAATCATCTTCTGAAAATGATACAACTGCCGTATATCCTCTTTGGTATAATGCCCCACCCCAATAAGTTTTTCTGTAAAAATATTCTCCCTCTGGATAAACTTTATCTTGAACTCTCAAATGTTTTGTGAATGTGAATGATTTTGGCCACTTGAAACCAGCTTCGTTTATAGATTCATTCTGAACGTTTTCATTAATATCAATATCATATCTACTTGCATACTGTTTTAAATCTCTCTGCAGATACATAAGTTCCTTTTTATCAGGTGATGTAAGATTAACCTGTTTGTTTATTTTATTGATAATACTTTTCATAAAATTCTTTTTTCCTTTTGGAAGCTTATCAATTTTTTGAGCCAATTCTTTAACAAGTCGTTTTACTTTATTTTCATCTAAGAACGTACTATCTTTCCAATCTTTAAACCCATCCTTAATATGATCCCACTCATTTGCTACGAACATTCCGAAAATTGGTAGTGCATATGTACCAACCATAATTAATGCGGCTTGTGTTTTTGTGAAATCTGAGCCAAATATAAATTCTGCTATTGCTTCGGCCCCCTTTGCAAGTGCAGTATCTTCGTTTATAGATTCATTCTGAACGTGTTTAGGGTTTCCAATAAATCCGATACGAGTTGCCGCGTATTTAGGTATAAGATTTTTATCTTGAGCCAATCGTTCTGCTGTACTTGATAATAAAGATGAAACACCTCTATTATCCCAATTTGATAAGTTTTTAATTGATCCGATTTTCTTTTTATTTACAAACACATCATATTCACGTGAATGTCCTTGTTGTTTTATGTCTATATCAATACGGGTACCGCCGGTTATTGGGCCTTTAGCGATATCTCTCATATCACCAACACTTTCGTTTTCAATTGTAGCAAGTTTATCGTAGTATTTTGGATCTTCAAATAAATGGTCTAAACATATTTCTTTAGAAATTTTAACATCTGTCGTATGTTCCATTTCAACTTTAATACCCTTTTTGAATTGTTTTACCAATTCATCAATATCAACGTTGTGTTTGTTTGCTATATCTTCAATACTCATTCCATCGGATAATCCACCTGGGATCTTATCTTCTAACATTTGATCACCATGTAATTCAATATGTTTACTATATCCACTATCACGAATATTACTTTTAATTCCATATATATCTTTTAATATTCTTTGAACCTTTTGTAAATTTTTATATTCCGGTACATATAAATTATACCAGTTACGATTTGGGTTTTGACTTATAGTAACTTTATAAAAACTTAATTTTTTAACAATTTGTTTTAATGTATCACCTGCAAGTTGTCCGGCAAATTCAGATTCAGAAATTGAGTTTGGGTTATTTGATATTTTATGATCCCATACTCTACCACCTTGATTAAGATAATCACCAAATCCTGTTTTCTTTTGATTATTAGCTGGCTTTAATTCATGTTTAATCGAATTGTATGGATGATTTGTTTTACCATCAAACCAAATCCAATCTTTTGGATTTTTAGAGCCACCTGTTTGTATAAAGCCTTCTTTACCAATTTTGTTAGTATATTTAACACCAAGTTTTAATTCAGATTCGTTTACAACTGTATAACCTGCTTGTGTAGATACATCCTTTGTTTTCTTTTTGGATTTTTTAGAATCATCACCGAATGCATTGGGTGTTTCATATCCAGCAATATCACCACTGGTAGTTGCTTCATCTATTTCATCTTGAACTTCTTTAATTAGTTCAGAAATAAATTTATTTAGATTTTTTTCTTTGGACATTACGTATTTCCTTAATTAATTCATATGAGATCATCAATGAAGATACTTGTTCATCAGTAATTTTCTTACCGATTTTTTGTTTCTTCAATACATTGATTGTTTCTTTAAGTTTAATTTTGGTCACAACATCACACATGGTTGTATAAATTGAATGTAATTCTGTAACTACTGATTTCAATTCCTTTTTGTAATATTCACCAAATTTTGATGTGTTTGTTACGTTGTTAATATATTCACGTAGTAAATTCTTTTGTGGATCGTTAAGATTTGTATATTTTTTGTTGAATGATTCAACAAGAATTTTATACGTAAGTAATCTTAAATCTTTTTCTTGCTTTCTATACGTTTCAATCACCATATCTTTTTCTGCAACTTTTGAAGAAGAAGTAGATGCAATATGTTCAATTAACGTATATTTGGAATCAAACACATCTTTTATTTCTAAAATATTTTGTTTTTTAGCTTCAAATAATTTATGAATTGATGCCAATACCTTGTAATTTGTTACAGGTGAAGATAAAAATTGTGATAATTCAAAATTTTCTTTGATTTGTTTGATAAGATTGTATTTTTCTCGTGAAAGTTTATCTTCATCGAGTTTTGCACGTGCATCCAATATAGCCTCCATGAACTTTTCAGCTTTAATTTCAGAATTGTATTTTTCGTTGATTAACAAACTGTACAATTTCAATTCCTTTGCTATTTGGGTTTTACCACCAAAAAATTCTTGGACTATTCGTTTTGCGTTCTCTTTTGGACTGTTGTTTAATATTTCTAACGTGATTTGACGTGTTAGTAATTCAAATAGAAATCCAGTATTCTTAAATTTCGAATGTTTTATTTTTTTCATTTTGTATTTTCCTAATTTTGATATACTCAAAAACTCATATATAAATATAAATTTAAAAACTTTAAGTTAAATTTCCTGGTCATCTAATATATTAGATTCATCTAACATATTTTTTGATTCTTTTAAGATTTTCAACTTTGGTGCTATTCCATTTATATATTTCTTTGCTAAATGTTCTGATTGTCTACCTGATTGTGAGTTAGTTCGTTCATCATCACCAAGAGGATCTCTACCATATGGGTGTTTATCTTTGCCATATGTATTACCTTCTGGAGGTCTACCCCCCTTATCTTTATTAGTAAGTTCTGATTTTAGATTGGTTAAACTTTCTTCAACATCATTTGGTTCATCTTGTTTCGCAGGATCATTACCATCTTGTTCAATTGAATTATATCTAAATCTATCTTTTAAATCATTGATAAGTTTACCTTGTTCAACTTGTCTTTCGTTTTTGGCCATTTTGAAAATATTTTCATATATCCAATCTTTAGATAACATGTTTAAATCTTTCATATCAGTTGCCAATCGTACCTTTTCCGACCAAAGATTTACTTTTTCTTGTTCGTATATAGTAGATGGATTAACTAAGTTTAATTCAAAGTTTGTCATTTCTGAATCGGTTATACCCATAGAATATAAGTGAATTATACCTATTTTAACCAATTCTGAAACTACTGTTCTTTGTATTCTTTCAATAGTACGTGCAAATCTTACATCCTCTGCAGCAAGTGTTGCTTTACCGTTTACGTTTTCTTCGTATCCTAAATATGCTCTTGGAATTTTAAGAGCAGCGAATAATTTGTTTTTTAAGTAATCAATATCTTCGATGGCACTATATTCCAAACCACCCAATGGTTCAATACTTGTACCACTATCACTACCACGTACAGGAAGATAAAAATCTTCTGTTAGGTTTTGCATATTGTACTTTAAGTTGTAATCTCCACTGTTTTTATCTAAAAATGGAATTTTTTTCATTTTATTGATAATACGTTGCATATAATTATCAACTTCATTTGGTGCAATATTACCGATATCAATTTTGAACACTCTTTTTTCAGGTGCTCTCATAATTCTATGAATTAACATTGCATCTTCCATAAGTGATAATTGTTTCCATAAACGTCTACCGTTTTCAATCATTGATTTACCATAGGGTAACCAGTTTGTGTCTGATAATAATCTAAAATGAGCTATTTCGAAGTTTTCATAATCACTCTTGCCATTTGGATCATTTTCTATTTTAAATTTAACGGCATTTGGATTTAATGGATCGTGATTTTCAATACGTTCAGTATTATACACCGATTGTGGTGTTACATTCACAATTCCTTTACCCTCTGCAATTTCTAACCCTAAAATAAAATCTCCGTACTTACACAAGTTTCTTGTCCAAGGCCAAAGGTTGAATTCTACGTTTAATATGTCGTAATATAGGTTAGTTAAAATGTTTTGAACTTTTTCGTTGTCTGAACGGATGATTAGAACATCACCGGCTTCATTTTTTAGTGTAGATTCATCTGCATATATATCAAGAGCAGATGCAATTATCGGGTCATTATCCATTGCATCAAAATCACGGAAAACCTCTCTCCTAACTTGTTGGTATGCCATTGATTGTGCACCACCAGCTTGTTCGTAATATGATCTTTGGAGTTTTGTATATCTATCTCGTAATGATGATAAATTAGTCTGTTGTTTGTGATCACTATCAAAAACTTTACGTTCACCATCTTTATTGATGGTTACGATTGCTTTTGCTTGAAATATTTTCTTTAGTGTATCAAAAAATGTACTTTCTGCCATTTAAGTTGTGTTTATTTACTATACTATATAAATATATAGATTTTTTTATTTGATTATTTAATAAGCCATTCAAGAGATTCATCCTCTCCATTAACTTTCATATTCCATGGATTTTCTTCCATTTGAGTTCCACTGTAAAACCCAGATGGTTCGGTGGTTTGTGATATACTATTAATACTACTACGTGTTAAATCAATACCCTCTTGTCTTAATCGTATTGCAGTATCTCGTACCCATAATCCAATTGATAATGCCATTGTTAAATCATCATTATACCCTCTCATTGCTTCAGCTTTATTACCATTCCATATAAATACCAATAATTCATCGATTAAACGAGTTGATCTAATGGTTACTTCTTTTTCTCTAAAATATGTATCTAATTTAGATATAATAAGTGGTCGTGTACGTATTGTTGTTGAAAATCCAGCAACTAAATTACGTTCTTGAGCTCTATGTTTATTTGTCATTTGCTTTTGAGTATCAACATACTTTAAATCGGTACTCATATAGAATAAATTCCCATAATCGCGATTTATTACCTGTTGAATAACTGCCCAACCAATATTTGCATTCTCTATAACCAATAATGCATCGTTATATTCGGTTGCAAGTGTTACCAAGAAATTCCCATAATCTTTAGTTGATAATTTACCTTTATATTCAGCAACCTGTGTAGCACTCTCTATTTCAATTACATGACAAGCAGAGAAATCGGCAGAATCACCACGGGAAACGTCGGCAACTACCATATATCCCTTATTTGGGTCTGGAAATTCCCATCTCCATAGATTACCATCAAATCCAGTTTTTTCAAGTGGTTCTCTACAATATGTTTCTTTATAGAAGTGTAATAATTCAGGTTCAATAACAGTATCCCCTGATGAATTAAAGTTACAATCACATTCTTGTGCCGCACCCTTTGTACCAAGTAAAGTTTCTTGATCATCTCTCCAATCTTGATCCCTATCTGGATGCACCGACCAATGTAATTTAATTGCATTGAATTTATTCCAATCCTTACCCGTTAATTTTGAGCCTTCCCAAGTTTTGTGGAAAAAGTTACCCACACCATTTGGTGTTGATAATACAATTGCATCCCCACCAGTTGATAGTGTAGACTGTGAAGATACCCAAATATCATCAATTTTATCAATAAATGCAGCTTCATCAAATACTAATAATGATAATGCTTCAGAACGTCCTGCATCACCACCAGATGATATTGCTTTAATTTGTGAACCGTTGGTATATTTTAATGAAAGTTTATTATCTTCCGTTGCAACCTGTTTTAACCAAGATGGTAAGAAATCGTTCATTACCCTTACCTTTGTTACCAAGTTTTTAGCAACTTCTTGTTTTGTTGCAATTACCAATACGTTGAAATCTTCATTAAATAACATTTTCCAAAGAGCATATCCAGCAACAAGTGTAGATATCCCAGTTTGTCGTGATTTTAATACGATATTATACCGATGTTGAGAAAATTGAGTTAATGTATCTTCCTGAAATGGGTATAAATGAAATGGAATCTTACCCCGTGTAGGGTGTTGTATCATACAATACTTTTTCATAAAATGTATAGGATCCTGTGAACATTTTATGTATTCGAGTTTTATTATCTCTTTTAATGATAGTTTTTGTGGTACTTGGGCTACTGCCATGTTAATCCTTTCGTAGTTTTATTTTCCAATACATAGATCCACCAATAAATGGAGTGAATTCAGTTGAAGAACTAATATTATCAATAGTTGATTGTGTTACACCAATATTTACACCGTAAATTTTATCTTTTTTGGTTTTTAACAATAAACCTGCACTAACTTGATTTAAGAAATTGATTTTATCAAATCCAATATTACCACCAATATACATTTGATTTTTAGGTGGCTCTAATACTGTGATGGTTTCAACTACTTTTGGTATTTTTAAATCCCATATAAGTGATCTACTTTGAATTTTATTTCTTGAAACAATATCAGTTAAATATCCATATCCGTATTCTGAAACTTGTAATGTATCCTCTATTTTATAATTTGTATAATAATCTTTTAAAATTTCAAGTGTATCCTGTTTAGTTGGTAGTACTGGTACTTCAATTTCTTTTAATTTAGTAATATATTTTGGTACATATTCTTTAATAGTATCATTTATGTGAATATACACTGTTTTTTGTTCTTTTTTAAGAAGTTCATACTTTTTACCACCAATTTTTATATATTCTGTTAAATCAACTGGTTCTGGTTGACAAGCTCGTAATAATACTACCAATCCTATTAGTAATACGATTACTATATTTTTTAAATTTTTATAAATAATGTTCATAATTTTTCTCACGAATTATATTAAAAGCTTCTAATCTTTTTTCTTCAAGTTCCTTTATTTCAGTTCTACCACTTTCAATCATTTTTATTAAATCTGCCTTGATTTCATCTACTGATTGTGGTAATTCCCATTGTTCTGATGTACCATCTTCATTTATATAATCATAAACTTGCTTGGCTTCATCATGTGCCTGTTGGAATTGTTCAAGTTTTAATGTACCATATACAATCATACGAGTCCATATTTTATAATTTTGATATTCTTCCCATATTCCAGCGTGTCTGATTTCAGTTTCTATTTCTGCCAAACAATCAATACAATATCCTGTTTGTTGAATTAGTTTTTTATCTGTTTTAGATTTTTTAATTCGTTTACACTCTGTATTTTTACATGTGTTTTTAGATTCTAAATAATCACGAATTTCTTGATAAGCTTCTGAATTTTTAGAAGTTTTTATAATATATCCCTCTTTTTTTTCATATTTACTGTGTTTATCTTCCCATTTATCACCAACTTCACGGTGTTCGGTTGATTTTTCCCATCCAGTTGTGGTATTCGTTTCGTATTCTCCAGTTCTTACCATATCGGCAAGTTTTCTTCTGGTACTATGCATTAATTTTTTTCGGAACTCTTTTGCCATTGTTGTTTTTTTAGGATTACCTTTTGATGGATGATGAACCCCAAATATTAGGGTTCATTGTTACACATTAGGTACGTTTTTATAAGTATAAATATATGTAAATAAAAAAACCCACTATTTTAATAGTGGGTCTGTGTTTTTATAAAATAAATTGTGTTATTTATTCGAAAAATATTCCTAATAATTGATTAGCCGATGCGAATGTTCCTGTAAGTTTCATTATATATCCATTGTATGTAAATACGATTCCCTCACTTGGTACAAGTTTATCAATACCGCCAATAGAATTCAATCTTCGTAATTCCAATTTCAATTTACTAATCTTTTTAGGATCATTAGATTTCTGTACATCCTTGATTGTCTGATTGATGCGGTCTTTCATATTACGTATAGCTTCATCTGGATTAACAGTAAGTACCGATTTGGTAAACTCTAATACATCTGCACCAACACCCAAGAATATATCCTCAAATTTCATTAAATTATCTTTAGAAATCTTCTTTTGGTCCTCTGTATCCATTTTTTTAGCCCATTCCAAAGTTTTTTCATCTTTAATATTATTACCATCGATTCTAAATCCTTTATCATAAAATGCCCAACGTTTGATTAAACCCTGTAAAACATTTGGTTCTAATTTTGTTGGTGATGATTTTGTAATATACGAATCCCACCAAGCCTGATGATAATCAGCCACACCATTTGAATCTTTTAAACCGAATTCTTTTTGAAGTGTAGATATTTTAGATAAATATCCTGATTTCTTTTGACTTAAGTTTTGGGATTTTGGTAATTCTATCATTGGTGGTCCCTGAATTGTGTAGTTTGATTGTACGTGTTGGTTTACTTGTTTAATCATACCGGCTAATATTTTTGCAGCTTCTACATTTTGACCTATAGCATTACCACTCATATCATATTGCATTGTACTATGAAATACCAATAGTGCCTGTCCATATGGTATTACATTTACTGAATCTGGCCATATAACTTCCAAATTCATAAAACTTGAACCATCTTGAAATATTTTATCTCGTTGTTTTTGTGATAATGAACTAATAGCCTTTGATAAATCACTCATTGCGTAATTATAGGCATCAGTCAATCCACCTCTGTTTTTAAACTTATCAGAAACACCAGAAATATCAAGTGCATTTTCTCCTTTATTTTTCAAATGTCCTTTATTTCTAGCGGCCACCAATTTTCCACCTTTCCAACTAATTGCAAGAGCCTGACCATCTGTTTTTTCTTTGGTTACTTCCAATTTACCATCCAAGGCCTTGATTACTATATCTTTAAGTTGTCCAAATGTTAAATTAACGTCAGTATCAAACGGATGATTCATATGTCCATATGCGCCACCTTCTTTTAATACTTTTTTATTTTTATCTTGAAATACAAATGATTCAAGTTGTGCATCCAAATCATTCACCAATTCTTCAATATGATCCTTTAAACCACCTTTATCCATTTTAGATGAAAAATGTTGTAATTTATCAAATGCTGGGTTATCAGTCATTAAACGTTGTTTTGAAATTTTCATAATATCGAAATTTTTCATTCTCATATGATTGTTTACGATGAAAAATACATCATCTACATTTCCACCCAACGATTTAATTGTACTACCGTATTTTTTAACTAATTCAGCTGATGTAAATTCATGTCCGTAATGTGTTACTGCACCAGTTTTTTTATGAATACCACCTGTTGAATCTTTACCAATATCATGGAACATTGCGGCTAAAGCCAAATCAATATCACCAGGTGCGGTTTTTAATGCACGATTTACCACCATAATAGTATGTTTCAATACATTACCCTCTGGATGCCATTTTGGATTTTGACCTATATCTTTCAACCCATAAATACGTTTTTGTAAATCGGTTGGTAATTTTTTAAATATATCTTTAAAGTTTTTAAATTGATTGCTCACTGGTATTATTGTTTCTTCGTTTATGTTTTCATTTGTTGGTGAATGTCGAACCATACTTGCTTTTGATATTGAACTATCCTTATTTGGTACAAATCCAAATTGTTTATAGAATTGTGTTAATCTACTCACCGATGTTGCACCATATGATGTTGATGGTGTTAAATATATTGGCTTTTTATGTTTATCCGCGTAATCTATAATAGTATTCATTATTTTAGTACCCTTTCCTGATACTCTATCAGTTTTTGGTACTATTATCTTATCTAACTGTAATATTTTACCAGTATCCCATAATTCTAATTCAATATCGTATTTTTTCTCTAAATCTTGTAATACATATCCCTCATTTGTGATATTATCAAATTCATCCTTTGTTGGTTTTTCAAATCGTTTCATCATATCATCAAGTACTGTTGTTGGAATATGTTTTCCTGTTTCCTTTTCACGTTGTTGTAATCGTTTTAATAATTCACCACGTGATACGTTAAATACAACTGCATTTTTAATATAAGTTTTTGGTATTCTTGATAATATCCCATTTCTACTCTTTTTAGTAACATTTGTCATATCAATAATCATATCTTTTCCTGATTTTATTGATGAATTGATATGATTTTGTAATTCTGTATTTATTTTAGTTTGTAAATCATCATGTGTACCATCAAATAAATCATTATACGTAATTTTATTTGATTTTGCAACTTTTTCTGCAATATCATCACGAGAAATTATTATTTTACCATTTCCGTGTTTTGCAACCCAAGTACTCTTTCCGGATGCAGGTGGGCCAATTAAAAATGTTATAGTTGGATCCGATGGTTTGTTTATACCCTCTCTTACCGATGATTTTGGTTTTCCAAATATAGTTTCTGTTAGTAACTTTCCATTATCAAGTTTTCGTGTATATTGTCCTTTTTTTCCTGTCATTTTTAAATCTGTATTTGGAAATATCGATTGAGCCACCTTTTCAGATGAAACATATGGTACATTAAGTTTATATAATACATGTTCCAATGCATCACTAGCCTCAACCCAAAAACCACTTTGTTTCAATTTTTTAGCCAAATGTTTTATAACTTCGGTTTTTGAAACGGATTCACCATCATGACCTATACCTTGTAATTTTATTCCATTTTTTGTATTTCTACCAAATATCAATGCATCAGCATCTGGTTGATTATCGAGTGTAATTGCACTCCAATAATCACTACGTGTTAAATCTGATTTTGAATTCACAAAACTACCATCTGGAGTTTTACTATATGCTGTTTGTATTAAATCAATTGCATTATCTGCAACTTTAATTATTGATTTCGTATCAAAGTTATACCAAACTTTAGTTTTTTTAGCTAAATCTGGAATAAAATCAGCTTCAAATATTACATTCTCTAATAAACCACCATTGTCAGTTATGAATTTTGGAAATTGATTTGATTTTTTAAATATAATAGCCTTTGGATATTTTTTCTTCATATCCGCTATTGGGTGTGATTTTTCGGAATTCATTGCCATCCAATTTTCATCTGGATTATCAAGAATTGCGATTTTATCTATTTTAATATTGTTTACAAGAACTTCATTCCATTCTGAATCGTGTGGTAATTTATCTCCGAAATGTTTTTCTATAATTACCTTTTTATGTTTAATCATAAATTTTTCAGCTTCTTCAATATACAATGTAATAAATTTGTTAGTTCTATTCCCATTATTTTCTTCATACGGATCGTTCCCAAAGTTTTTCAGTTTGGCACTAGTATAACCCCAACCCGCATATTTATCACCCATTAAATATTCAGGTGAAACCCAACGTCTACCACTTTCATCTGGCATACTCATTATATCAACTGGACTTTTTAGTAATAAATCACCAGTCAATGCTACCATAACACCACCTGATGTTTGTATCCCCATACCATATGCCTGTTGACTTGTTGGTTGTAATGCTGTAAATGCTGAAATCGTTTTTCTCTTTCCTTGTAATTTCATTACATCTGCAAGACCACCCCTATCGGTTATATGAATTACATTTAATTTAACATTACCAAATATTTGTTTCATTATTTTATTGGTAATTGGTAAATTTCCATCTAAACACATTTCATATGTACTTTGTTTCCATGCAATATCTTCTGTAATTGGTATTTGTGATTTTGTTACATTTTCGTTAATAAAAGTACCATATTTCTTAATAAATGTAGGAATTCCTGA